CCAACACCAAGTAATGTGTCGCCAATTGCCCCAAAGGCCCCACGAGATTCTTCCGCCGTTTGCTCAAGCTGCTGCTGTTGCATGTCCTGCTGATACGCAATTTGAGCGGCTTGTTGTTGTGCTTCGCTCATGGTCAGCGCAGTGGGGGACTCAAAGTCTACAACTCGCCCGCTGGGCGATTTCATTGAATACCTAAAAGCCATTTAGCGCTACCTATCAGTTAGTGGACCAATTCTCTGAATTGTGATCTGGATTGTCAGAGGCCTCCATGCCGCTAGCGGCGGGTTTTCTGCCTTGCAAGGCGTCTAGCTCTTTTCTGTACTGATTAATTCTTTCTGCAGTAGCGGCTTGTTCTTCTGCAGTCATCATACTGGCGCTTTCTACCAACCTCTCCTGCTCCATTCTGATCAAGTCAATTATATTTTTAATTTGAGCTTGGCTTGCGCGAACTGCCGCATTAGCTCTCGATGCGTCTGCAGCCTGACGGCGGATATCGTTTGCTTCCCGAGCAACCATGAGATCAACTTCTTCTGAAGAAATGTCACCTTGCCTTTCAGCAGCACTTTCCATCGCGCTTTGGAACCCAGCAAGGCCTTGTAGCCCGCCTTCGCCTAATGCACCTAAGAAGTTAGGATTATCGCTGGCAGCCATAGACAGCCCTGCGCGGATAAGCGCTTGGTTAATCGCATCCTGCCTAGACCCCTCGCGGATGTCTTGGCGTTCTTCTTGCAGGCTGCGCATAAGCTCCATTAGGCCGTCTTCACGAGGAACATCGCGGTCATCATCACCATCATCGTTTTTGGATGGGTCAGGGTCGGCCAACGGAATGTCAGAAGTAGGCCCTTCTGCGGGGGAAGTTTCAGCATCGGCGGCTTGCTCTCTTTCCGCCTGACGACGGGCTTCGCGTTCTTCTCCTGAAGCAAGAATTGGCTCACCTTTGTACCTAATAAAAGGAAGCCCAGTGCCAGTGCCAACGCTTTCTGGGTCTCCATACAAACCCGCTTCTGCTTGAGAAAACTCATCAGCGTTCATAATTCTGTCTGAAAGCGGTTCGCGTTCTTGGCCGTTAACAGCGGGTTCTGATGTAGATTCAGGCATAGAGTACGCACCCGGTTGTCCCGGGGCAAAGGTAGAGCCTCCACCAGCACCCATCGGGCCGCCCGGACCCATACCCATCGGGCCTGAACCTCCAGCTAACTGAGAAGGCATAGAGGCAGGCTGCTGTCCTGCTATTGTATCAACATACGCTTGAGTCTCTGGGTAATCAGGGACCCCACCAGCGCGCGAAACAGCACCCGGACCGGCGTTGTACGCAGCTAGAGCTAACCTTTCGTCCCCACCAAATTTGTCAAGCATCGCCGCATAGTATTCCGCAGCAAACCTTAAGTTTTCATTTGGGTCGTCAATATTCTCCAACGGAGCGACTCCATACCCCGGTTCGCTAGCAGTATTAGGCATAACTTGCCCTAAACCACGCGCACCAACAGGCGAGACTGCTTCAGGGTTAAAGCCAGATTCTTGCTCGACAATCCTTTCAAATAAGTCAGGGTTAACCCCATACTGTTCCGCCATCTTTCGCGCAGCGGCTCTGTAATCCGAGATAACATCACCCCCCGCCTGAAAAGACTTGCGCTGCCCTGTGCGCGGCATCTCCATCTGTGGGCGGCTAGGCGGGCAATACTTCTCCCCGGTGCGAGAATCGACGTAACATGCCTCTTCTTCGCCCTTCATCCGGCCAGTCTTACCACCTTTGGCAAAGCTCACAATGCCGCCTTCAGCCATCTCCATCGGGCGGGTAGGTACAGCGGCAATACCGCTAATAATGTCATCGGCCACTGAGCGGTCACTCTGCGGCTCAGCCTGCGCACCCTCTTCGCGCATCTTTTTGCGGCGTTGCATCTCGGCAAGCACTAAATACTGCGGAGAAGACCCAGCCTGCATAGTCTGCATCAATTGCCGATCTGACAAGTCTTTAAGAGTGTCTTGCATCTTTACTATATTCATAACTTAACTCCGCCTCTGCCCGCCAAGCGTGTTGTACGCACCCAGACCGGCAATACCAAGTCCGGCTAACTGCGATCCAAACCCAGCAGTTGACCCCGTTGTTATGGTGTCTTGTTGCACAGGTACTGGAATACCACGGAGAAGCGCGTTGTAGAAAGCAAGCTGTTGACGCTCATTGTCTCTGGCGTTAACAAAATCGTTATACGCTTGGTCTAACAGCCGTTGCGCTTGCATCTGTTCTTCCTGCCCCATCGCAAACTGCGCCTGCGCCCGAGCAACGTCTAAGTTCTGCTGGGTCTGGCCTAACAGTCTCTGAGCGTCTGCAGCCTGTATTGCAACTCCGACAGCGTCCTGACCATACTGAGCGGCAAATTGATCGGCGGCTTCTTGGCTCGTTGCAACCTGCTGGGCTAAGTCTGCAGCAAACTGGGCTTCCTGCTCGGTCATCTGCTCGGCAGACTGGCGGAATGCTTCTTCCTGCTGGCGTGCGGCCTCGGCCTGCTCCTGAGCGGATAGTCCCATCTGGGCTTCCTGCTGCGCTAAGCCCTGTTCAATGCCAAACTGCTCTCGACCTTGCTGATAAGCCTGCTGCATGCCTGTGGCTTCGATATCAGCCAGACGGTCTAGGTACTCAGCTTCTTGTTCAGCTTCACGCACGCCAAACCGGCTACCGCCAAACGCTCCAGCTTGCACAGCTTCGGCTGCAGTGCCTGCACGGCCACGCTGATACTCCTGCTGAGCTTCACGCTTTTGCACATCCAAGACCTGACGCATGTATGGGTCCATGTACTGCTCAGCAGTCTCAGCATCAAAAGTCCCAGCTTGATAGCCCGGGTCGAACTGACCTGCTTGGTAAGCCGTATCATATGGCGTCGCTTGGTAGTCAGTAGAAAACTGATTCGGGGTGTACTCCATACCAGCAAGTTGGTTTGTCGCTTCGGCAAGCGTCATTTCTGCTGCGTTAACTACTTCAGGCCGGTCTAGCCCATAGATTTCATCCGCCGCCATTTGCTGGCCTTGAGTAAACCCTGCGACGCGCTGTCCTTCATAAGGCGTGTATGGCTTAATAGACTCGGCTTGAGTCCTTGCCATCATTTCCTTGTAGTATGGCTCCGCATATTCTGGAAGGTTTGTTTGGTACGAAGTTGTTTCACCGCTGCCGCCACCACCACTCATAGCGATACCTCTACAATTTTATACTTTTCACTAAAACCAAACTTTGATTGCCAAAGTCGGGCTACTGAGTCTCGTGCAGCGCCTTCAAGCTTTGTAGCGCCGTATAGTTTTAATAACTCGCCAAAATCGAAAAAAGACTGACTGTTAGATATTAGCCGCCCACCAATCGCTACCACAAAAGCGACCCGGTCATTTGGGCGGTTAATAAATTCCACAATAGCAGCACCAATAATTTTCTCGTTTCGTATAGCGACAAACAAATGCCACTTTCCGTTTGTTAGGTACACTTTAGCATGTTCGGCGCTGTAATCACCCTGAGAGTAGTCAAGTGCAGAATCAATAAACTTTTCTACTCTGGGCCAAACTTGAGCAATGTACTGCGCAGTTACAGGCTGTATTTTCATTTAGGCATCATCTTACGTGAATCAACTTCAGGGGCTTGGCGGTCTTGGCCTGTCCGCGCCTCACGGATTCGGTCCATCATCGCGTATAACTCTTTAGCACCGGCATCGGATGACCCGTTGCCAATATGACTTACGACATCGGCGGGGACTACAAACTCACCACTACTAAGCGCAGCAGGCTGGTCTCCGTCGATCGTCGCAGGCACATCATCACTCATACCATCACCGGGCAACATACCGCCATCAAGATAGCCGCCTTGAGCCATTTGAGTGCGACCGACAGAGGCGTCACTCTGCCCCACCCGAGTGCGAGAGTCTTGCATCCGGTCTCTGTTTTCTATGGCCTGCATAAGCTTTCCAACCATGCCAGAGTCGCCGCCTTCCTCCATTATTTGAAGGAGGCCTCTTGGACTGCCACTGCCCGGCTCTCTGTCTCCTAAACGCTCTTCATCAGATTTTGCAGCGTCGAGAACTTTTGCGATCATTCCGCCTTTAAAATATTGATTGGAGTCCATCATTTGCCTGCCTGCAGGTAAACCAACAATGCCACCTTGCTGAAACAACGGCTCACCGCCGAAAGCCGAAGGCATAGAGCGCCCAACTGCCGCGTAGTTTGAACGGATACGATTTTGCGCTTCCATACGTTCTGCTGCTTTTTCGGCCTCAGACTCTTCACGAGCGCTTTTGGCTTTATCACGCGCGCTTAACTGCGCTTGACCGCCTAGACCCACTGCACCGGCAGTAAGGGGCGCTTTGGCTTGTTGCATAAACTGCTGCCTAGCTGCTTCGCTAGCAGGGCCATCGCTAAAAATGTTTTTAGCACCTTCAAGCATTTGAGGGGCTTCGCCGTACTGGCTGCCGCCTATGCTGAAATCACCAGCGGTGGTTGTTGGCTGAGGCATAGTCTGCGCTAGTTGAGGCCCGCCCATAGAAATAGAACCGGGAGTCGGCCCAGTCATCGTTTGAGGGGCACGTATAGACATAGGTGCCGACGAAGTTTGCATCGCTGATTGTGCAGTGGGGGCATTAAAAGAAACCCCTTGCATAGTGGCTGGCGTAGCAGCGGATGGGTTAGTCACAGAGAAAGTATTCCCTCCGCTTAGTGCTGATTGGCTTAAATCAGGCGTTGCCGTCGCTGCAGCGGTACCCGCCTCGCCAGCAGCAGTCGCAGTAGGAGCAGCGTTACTCAGCGCATTACCTACACCGCTCATAGCACCCGCAGTTAAGCCTGCGTACAGACCGCGCTCTAGGGGGTCGTCCATGCCACGAGCACCAGCCTCAGCAGCACCCAACGCACCAGCCGCAAGACCAGTAGCAAGCGCACTACCGCCAACACCTAACCCTCCAGCGACCATCGGTGCAAGGAAAGGAGCGAATAAAAACGCTTCAGGCAGGCCGGTATCGGGGTTCGTAGTTAGCTCTCGTCCCATTGATTGGCGAGCAAGTGCATTAAGACCAGCCACCTCATCGTTTGAGACGTGCATCAACGTGTTATCCCCGTTGCGCCCTTTTGCTGCTAGATCAGTAATGCCACTCATAAGGAAACCCCGACGTTAAGTTGTTTGTATTGTATCAATTTCTGTCTATTTCTAAATAGCTTAAGTAAAAATCCACATCTGTCTGAGAAGACTCGACGCGCAATTGATCACCCGCCTGCAATACGCACGGTATGCCGCTAAAGACATCCATCGTTGAATTAACCGGAAGAAAGTGGTTGCTCAACAGGCTATACGCGGTTGATCCGCCTTCAGGGTAGACCCGCACGTCAAGCAGTGTGCTCGCAGAATTCGCATTAGTGACACGCAAAGACGTACCCAGCGCAGTGTTAGCCTCCGGCACCGTGTAGACCGTAGTCTCAGTGGCAGCATCAGGTGTGCTGAACTGGCGAAAATACTTATTAGCCATCGTTAGTCTCCGCCGACAAAAAATGCGCTGTTAGTATGACTGAAGGAATTTCTGGGCGCGTCGGGCTAGTCCGAGCCGCGTAGTGCTCAATGTAGACATCTGTGCTTTCTGACCACCAAGCCATCTCAAGGTACTCAGTGACCGGATCAGTAACTGTAAATATCCCGCTAATCGCCGCAGCGATATGCCCCCAAACGCCAGTTGATTTTCTAGCTGGTACATCAAACCGAGTATTGCTTAGCGGGTAGTTAATCCCTGTGTTTTTAGCCCACAACTCAAATTCTTGAATCTCATTTGACTGGTTGACGACTTGGCAGCTTACATTGATTTGGTACTGGCCGGGGTAGTCGAAGTACAGCTTTGTGTCGTCCTCAACCCGAATGCAAGAACCAAAAATAGGGGTGTTCATCCGCACAATATTTTCAGACGTGACCCCAGCGCTAGACTGATCGGCGTCGTCCATGAACATCCCGTAAGGTTTTGTCATCCCTACACTGTCTTGAAACCCTCGCACGTGCCCAGAAAACGCACCGCCTCCTGAGCCACCAGACATCCAACTTAGCGCGCCTAGCGTGTTCTCGCTGGTGATGGGCGTGTAGCTGTTATTAAGCTGAAATACAATCTGCTGAACTGCTTCTTTGAGCTGGTTAAAGTCCTGCGGCTTAAACTGCGTGGTTGTAGCCGACGCAGGCAGGCGAATATTAAGAATCTTACTCATCGGCGCCCATCCGGCTGAGTGTCAATACGCACATCGCCATATTTCCAGTAATCTCCTAGGTCGTTGCTCCGCAGTCGTAAAGCGAGCTGACGCCCTCGTATTCGAGTATCAATGCGGGTCGTGTGTGGCTCTACATCACCAATAGCCTCTTGGACAAAGTCGCTCAGCGGGTAGTATTTAGTGCGCATACGCACATTTACAGAGCCCTCAATAAAGAAGTCAGGCACAAACCGGCGGACAAACATCATCTTGTCCCCTTCGCCCAAATCAAAATCAGCAGAAAGAATAGAAGCTACTAGCGGGTCCCCATCTGCATCTCGCCCGATCTCATGGTTGTACATAAACCCGCAGCAGTCAGTGGCAATAGGAAATTCAAAAGCGCCCCTGTCTACCCACGAAGTGCGCTCAAGGCGGCCAACCCACCACAGGTTATCAACCATGTTATAGCTGACATATCGAGCGGTTTCTTGGTTAGTGCTAACATCTGGGTCAGATACAACTGCCTCGTCTGAATGCGCTCTAGCAACTGTTCCTCTCCGACCTCTCACGCAGTTTAAAAACCGAGTGTCTGTTTTGCCGGTGTAGTCAATAATCTCATCACCAATTTCCAAAGACCCACTGGCTCGGGAGAAACTCGAAGTGTTCTCAACAAGAATCTCAGTTTGGGTGGCGTCGATATCGCCATTTAGCTTAGTAGGCTCAACCTCGTCTGTGGGATAGAACCACATAATCTCGTGGTGTTCTCTATCAAGCGCGGTAAAGACTTTGTCTTTCTGCTGAATGTTTAACCCATCGAACACAAACCGCTGCACGGTGCAGGGCAGCACGCTGGTGCCGCCTTGGAACACATAAAACGCATTCTCACCCATCCAGTAGACCACGTTGTTATACGCAGACCACGCCCGAGAGCTGGCAATGCCCGCTGAGCTACCGATCTGAGTAAACCCAAATGTATAGGGAGGGCCTAAATACTGCATAGACTCAATCTTGTCATCAGTCCAAACAATAACTTGGTTTTCTGTATTTGCCGCCGCAACAATCTCTGTGCCTGCAGTAAGCAGCTGACTACCTGCGGTGTTAGTCGACGTCGGCGTCCAGTCGTTGTAATTCTCCTGCTGAGACCACCGCACCTGCATGGTATCGAGCGGCGTGGCGGCATTGTCTTCACCGGGCTCATTACAGCCGAAACACACTAAATGCCGGTCTTTAGTCACAAGCACAAGGTTCGATTTATGTGGCGCTTCAGTGATCTGCGTAGCCCGAGCCTCGGGGAATGTCGCATCCCAGACGTACACACCGCCACCACGCGGGTTAATAATTAAGTCTTCACCCCAGTTCTGCAACGACCACAGCCGCACGCGGATCAGCACACCATCTGAGCGCGGGGTGCCCCATGTACCCTCGCCGTAAGCACCTGCACCCCAGCCGAACTGAAACGCAGAGTCAGCCAAGCCCGGGTTTATCTGGTACTCCGCGTCTAAGCTGCCACCACCGCTAGCAACGGTGGATGTCGCCGCAGTAGCTACAGTAATTAAGTATGTATCGCCGTCTACAAGCTCTATCTGATGCTCAGCGTTAATATCACCCGCAGGCACCCCACCCACTGCATCTGCACCGGATATGGTAATAAACGCGCCGTTGTCCGCTCCGTGCGCTGTATCTGTAACCGTGAGCGTTGTGGAGCCTGATGTCGTTGCGATCGGATCAGTCAGTGTGGATGTCTTTCGCACGGGGGTAATGTCAGTCAGCTGCCCGCCCGATTCGGTGTAGATTTTAAACTCTGTGGCAAACGCTACGTAAATTGCTCCGTTCAGCAGGCGCCATACTGTGCTAGCACGCGGGGTGCCAAAAAGCTGATCGTCAATGTATTTTTCCCAGCCGCCTATTTTTTCAGGCTTACCAGAACGAAACCGAATTTTATCCGAGTCTACCCAATCACCCTCTTGGGTGTAGGGCGTGTTTTCTTTATTGACGCCGGGTCGGAAATTAAGTTTTTGGTAGGCCATAACACGTCTCCAGACATTGGCGTCAGTTTAATCTTCGCTCTGAACAACCTCAACATCTTCGTCATGCGTGATATGCAGCGTAGACCCATCAGCAGTTCCAACAGCCTGAACGTATAAGGCACCGTCGTTTGAGGTTATTTCAAACTCTACTCCGCGATACCAAAATTTATCGCCCTTCAGTAGGCTGCCTGCATCAGTTTGAACCACTATCTACTCCTAACTTTTCCCGACGTTTTACAACAAGCGCTTTATACTCGTCGTCTGGGAAACTTTTGTAGTACCCAAGCGCTTCTAGCTTGTCACTTGCTTCAACCACCGTTTCAAGGTTCTGTATAAATATCATACAGTATGGCGCTTCAACTTCGCTTTCCCAATCATTATCCGTTAAAAACTCAAGCTCTGCGTCTTCTGGGCCGTAGTCTGGGTGAAACTCCATGCAGTAGAGCTCAGGAAAAGTTGTATTTAACGTTTCAACAAAACTAAAAAACGCTTCGCTTTCAGGTGTTGCATAGGATGCAACAATTACGAGGTCTTTGTTCAGCTCGCTAAACGAGGCGCAGTGCATTATGGCTTCGGCGTAGATATAGTCAGTCTCTACCACCATTACTTTGTCGTTCTTCCACGCCTGCTTAGCATACGGGCATGCAGGGAGGCCGTTTAGATGCTTATTAGGCACCTCCAGAACTTCACGAGACCAACGACGAATATCTGCTTCAATACTCACTCTTACTTCTTCTTTCGTTTCGCTGCGGACACGCGCTTACCTGACCCCACACTCTTCTTTTCAGAGATTTTCTTTTTCTTCTCCGAGGAAGACATCTCAGATGCGGTTTTAGGTGTTTTACTAGAAACACGCTTTGTTGGCCTGCAATAAGGCGTACCGCGCTTGCTGCCTTCGCTGCGCCCGCAGGCTTTGCCTGTACGCACATCTTTCCAGTCTTCCTTAAACCAACGTTTAAGGGCTTTACCTTCTTTTGTTTTGCGGACTGCCACAGCTATTTTTTCTTGCTTTTGGAGCTAGAGCTAGACTTTTTCTTACTCTTGTTGCCCCAGTTTTTAGCGCCGACCTTACGGCATTTAGCAATAGCACCACTTGCATAGGCGCTGGGGAACACTTTATAGCGCTTCTTAACCTTTTTATAGCAAGCATCTTTAGCCACAATTTACTCCTAACAGTCCCAAGCTCGACGGCTCCAGTAGTTTGCAGAAAACTTATCTGACTTGCCTTTAATCCCGCCACTACGGGCACAGTACGATTTCTTACGCTCAGGCTGGTCTTTTTTGATGCTCATTGTAGGACTGCCAAAGTTAACTTTTTTAACTTCGTTGCCCTTCTTGGCCAGCACTGTGAATTTTTTAGGCCCACCGCGCTTTGGTTTGTTGTAGCCAGAGAACGTCTCGCCCCGATACTTGAGCTTGCCGTTCTCTCGCTTTACATCTTTTGTCGTTGCCATTTTTAGCGGCCTTCACCTAAGTCAAAGCTATCTTCAGGTTGGATAAGCGCTTCTCGCCCAGTGCCTAGCGGGAATGAGTCGTTAGGTGCAAAGCGCGGCGAAACTCCCTCACGGAAACTACCCAAGCCTAGCTCGGTGTAAGCCTCTTGCCCGCTGATAGCCACATCGGCGTTGTTGTTAGACTGCACCTTGCCAAGCTGATACCCGTAGTGCGCTTGCAATCCAAGACCCGCAAACGGTACTAGCACCTGCGCCCATTTGAGCGCTTCTGAAGTCTGCTGTTTAGGCTCAATTAGCTTAACGCTATCGTTGCTGCCAGAGTTGCCCATCATGGCAATGCCCATTACCGCTGCGATCCGTGCCGACTCATCACCAGAAGCCGCCATTTCAGATAAAGCTGCAATGCGATCCGACTCCGCTGCCGACCTCGCCTTACTAGCTTCAACCTGCGCTAAGTTTGCACGCTCAATAGCGGCGTAATACTCAGCTTGGCTGGCACAACCAGTAAGAAGAATAATCGTTGCGACTGTTACTAAGGTTTTCATTTCTAATCCTCTGCGCTGCGAATTAAGTCTGCAATTCTATTGGCTCTATTTGGCGTTTGTTTTGCCCAACGTGAATCCAGCGCTTCATCAGCAGCGCCAGACCAGTCACCGTTTCTAAGCTTAGCCCACATCTTTTTGAAAAGTAAAAGCCCAGAGAATCCTAGCTGGAAGCACATATTAACTAGCGCCTCCTGCACTGGCTCTGGAAAAGAGCTAAACCCCGCCACTCCGTCTAGTTGAGAAATGCGGGCAGTAATGTCGTTGTCTAAGAGCATCATAGCCTCTTCGTGGCTGATGCCACCACCACGGCGCTCGTCAATCAACCGGCCTACGCCGATCGTAATGTACCCAAGATGGTCAGGGTAGGCATATAAGACCTCACCTTCATCTTCAATTAGCCGTTTGCGGATGTTCTCGTAGCTCATCGACGGTTTCTCCAGTAATGCAGCCAACCACCCATTCTAACACCCAGCCAAATAACCCATTTGCGCCACGGTGCTACCTTTTGAGCTCCCATAGCAACCCTAAAGAGCTTGTCGGCTTGCGCGCGGTCTACCAGCTTTGAGTAAAGAAAATCATGGATTATGGCTTCTTCTACAGCACGGCCTTTAAGCCAAGCATGAAGAAACGGAATGCGAGGCATGGAGTCGAGGTCAGTCGTAAACCCTGACGGCACTACAAGCTCTTTAAATTTCTCTCCGACCAACGGGATATCAGGAAATTCGATGTCTTCTGTCAGGCGAAATACAAGGGGTTTTACTACTTTATAGCGACCCTTTCCTAAGTGCTCGATCACCGCTCGACCTAAAAACGTACTCATTAGTCGTCTCCACTACAGTAAATAACTTGCGGCAAGTTGTACTTTTCTCGAATAGCGTCACGAGTTTGTTCGTCTGCAGCGGCACAATAAGCTGTTTTAGCAGCGGGGAGGTAAGGCACAACCGCATAAAGGGAAGCGCAGCCTGTAAGAAAGATCAACATACCAGCAATAAGTAAAGTTTTCATTTGTCTGCCTTTTCGTCTATTTTCTTAAGGAGGGTTCTAAGCATGGCTTTTATTTCGGCCATATCATCTCGGTAATCATCCCGGCGTATGTAAGTATCGGCAGAGTATTTCTCGTGCTTACTCATGCGCTCTTCGAGCGTGTTAATGTCTCGATTTGTTGAGCGAAGGATGTAGCCCGCTAAGAGCATTACAAACCCTAACACGGCGTTAAACGCAGTCTGCCAATCCATTTACGTTGCCTCTATGTCAAAAATAATATCCAATTGGGCGTCGGTATAGCCTAGTTGTAAAGCAAACTCGACAAGTGTCTCATCTGTACGGTTAAACACAGATGCGTTGCGCCACATAATTTTGCCAGCTTTGCCGACTTGGTCAGACTCGACAGCAGCTTCAGCAGCGTCATACAGCCCGTTTTCTTCAAGTGCTAGCATAAAATCCATGCGAGAGAGGCTTGCTTGGTTTCGCTTAGCCTGCAATAGCTTGTCTTGGTTAACTACAATCATTGTCCTACTCCATCAGGTTCCGGCATGTCCACTAGCTCCCACGACTCCTGTTCTTCTTGCGGAAGCTCTGCTGAATCTACAACCCAGTAAGGCACGCCAGTAGGCACATCTTTGTCTGCGATCTCGTTTAGGGTTAACGGGCAGTTTGGCGCGGGAGTAAGGACCGCAACCACTCCGTCTTCTTGTGTGTAAATAACTACGTTTGGCATTTGATTACCTATTTAACCACTTGAATGGAGATAATGTTGGAGTTGATTGTAAACGATGTGCCTTGGTCGTTTGTCACAGTAGTTCTTACAGACCCTGTTTCGTATTGGTGGATCGACAAAACTCGTGCATTACTAGTATCTAAAGTATCTTTAGAAGCGGCCACAGAATAATTGGTGTTATCAAAAGCAGTAGTAAAGTTAATCTGGTGCCTTCCAGCGCTTAGCCTAGTTACACTAGATACGTTACCAGAAGCTCTAATAGCAGGCGGGGTAGAAGCAGCGTCTACATTAGCCCAAGCGCGCACCGCGTAGATAGGCTGGCTGCCTGTGGAGTTCGTCGCCGTTTTAACCCGCTCGTCGTCTGCAATAAATGTATCAGCCCGATCAAAGGTCTCGTCTACCGCGTCTTGCACATTGGTCGCATCAAGCCCGCTGGCGGCGTTGTCGTATGAAATTACATCAGCCGAGAAGTCTAGTCCGTCCAGCTCACTCTGAACCTCATCAATGGCAGCCTGCACCGTTGAAGCCGTGATTCCGCTAGATGTATTGTCGTAGCTTGTACCGGCAGCGGTTATGGACTCGTTAATCTGTGTAGCGCTAATAGTGATTTCTGTGCCGTCTAAGCTTAAAGAGGTGAAATCCGCAGTACCGTCAAAAGTACCGTCAAACGCGCCGTCGAAGTTGCCATCAAAAGTACCGGAGAAATCACCTGTATACATATCCTGAACAGACGCGCTCGCACCGTCACCGTCGCAGTAAACAATTTTTTTGCTATTTGAGGGGATTGTGACGCTGTTGCCGGAGCCTTGAGTGATTGTTACCGGCTGAGTGGTGTCGTTGTGAATTAAATAGATTTTTTCCATGTCGTCAGGCACGACAGTAACTGTAGAAGCCGAGCCGGGATCACCGGTAAATCGAACGACCATGTGGCGTCCGTTAGAAGTCACGCCGTCTACAGTAGTCAAGGAGTATGCTGTTAGCCCATTAAGCGAGATGTTAACAACGCCAACAACTAACTCTTCAGCTAGACGCCAGTTTGTATTAGTGGTTTGACCCCACGTGTTTGACTGCTCGCCAATGCCAATGAGTTCAATGCCAGCGTCTGTGTACGTACTTGCCATATCTATATCTCGTTAGGCACTAATTTTGCGCCAGTTTACACTAGAGTCAGGGTCAATTTCTATCCACGTTGCATCTGCGTCTGGTTGGACGTTTTGCCAGTTTACAGTGGCATCAGGCTTAATGTTACCCCACGTGAATACGCGGCTGAGTGTTGCAGAGGCAGAAACGCCCGTCTGGGTGATTAGAGCATTCGCGCTAACAATTTCTTGACCAATCTGGCCTGTTGTCTGAACGCTCGTGGGCAGAACAAGTGCCTCGGCAATAATAACAACTATTCCGGTCTGCCCTGTCGCCTCGACTCCTACGGGCTCCACAACAGCATTAGCGGTAGTAACGACAAACCCAGTCTCTCCCGTTGACTGGACTCCGTCGGACAGCACATTAGCATCAGCTATAACAACTTCTTGACCCAACGTGCTAGTAGCCTGCACGCCTGTTGGCAGAACAACAGCCTCGGCAATAACTTCTTCTTCGCCCAGTGTGCTTTCAGCTTGCACGCCAGTAGGCAGAATAACTGCTTCAGAAATAGTAACTACCGTGCCGGGCTGACCTGTCGCCTCCACACCCGTAGGCTCTACAACTGCTTGAGCGATAACTTCTTCTTCGCCCAGTGTGACTTCAGCTTGCACACCGGTAAGCTCTACGACTGCTTCGGATATAGTAATTACTTCGCCAGTCTCTCCCGTTGACTGGACTCCATCGAGCAGCACATTAGCATCAGCTATAACAACTTCTTGACCCAACGTGCTAGTAGCCTGCACGCCTGTTGGCAGAACAACAGCCTCGGCAATAACTTCTTCTTCGCCCAGTGAAACCGTGGCAGCTACGCCTGTAAGCCCAACCACAGCGTTAGCAACGGTAACGACAAAGCCTGTGTCGCCGGTAGCCTCGACGCCCGTGGGCTCTACAACTGCTTGAGCGATAACAACTTCTTGGCCTAACGCGCCGGCAGCCTGCACGCCGGTAAGCTCTACGACTGCCTCGGATATAGTAACTACGGTGCCAGTCTCGCCTGTCGCCTCGACGCCCGTGGGCTCTACAACCGCTTGAGCGATAATAACTTCTTGACCTAGCGCACCCGTCGCATTTACACCTGTCGGAAAAACAACCGCCTCGGCAATAACTTCTGCTTCGCCCAGTGTGCCTATAGCTTGCACGCCAGTAGGCAGAACAACTGCTTCAGACACGGTAACCACCGTGCCAGTCTGGCCTGTCGCCTCCACACCCGTAGGCTCTACAACGGCTTGCGCAATAACTGTTTCGTCGCCTAGCGCTGTGGTAGCTTCAAAACCTGTGACGTTGAGAATGTTGTTTGTGACCAGCGTTTCGTCGCCAAGCTCACTGTTAC